TGAAAGCTCAATTAGATGTGGTGATCACCAATGGGATTCTTACTGGTAAGAATCCGCGAGCTGTTGCAAAACTGTTGAAAAATAATGTTAGAAAGATTGTTAAAAATCAAAGTTATGTAACCGAACGAATCGCCAGAACTGAATCGGCTCGGGTTCAACATTCAGCACAAATTGAATCAATCAAAAAGAATGGTTACCAGTTTGTACAATGGATTGCTGAGCCAAGAGCTTGCCAAGAATGTAGACGAATCGCTACTCAGGATAATGGCTTTGGTGATGGCATTTATCGAATTAATAAGGTTCCTAAGATACCAGAAGATACTCACCCAAACTGTCGCTGTTCAATTAGTGAAACCTGGGTTGAAGGGCAGCGTAACATGGCATTAACCAGTGATGAACAAGCTGCGTTGAACAATTATATTAGTTCAGATTCATATAAGATTAATGATGATTTGAGGCGTAATAAGATTTCTAAAAATAAGAAACAATTTATTAAAAACTTAGATGCCGCATTGGCTAAAATGCCAATTTATCATAGTAGCAAGCCACTCCAGCGTGATTATTTCTTTGATAAACAAGAAGCATTGGATGATTTTATTAGTAATTTTGAAATTGGTGGAGTCTTCACTGATTCATCATACATTTCAACTTCTAAAATTTATTATGGACAGGGCAAAGAGACAATTCATGTTATTATTAAATCAAGTAAGACAGGAAGAGATATCTCTGAGTTTAATGTTAATGAGCAGGAAGTATTATTCCCCAGAAATAGTAAGTTTAGGATTGATGATGCATACGTTGATGATAACGGGAAGATGACAATGGTTTGGAGTGAATTAGATGAGTAACAAGCCTTTTACTGATAAACGTTGGCGAGATAATTCTTTGGAAGGCGTTAAATTTGATAATTCAAAAGTAACGTCAGAACAAAAGAAGAAGACAGAAGAATTCCATGAGTTATTCAAAAAGACGTTTGCTAAACAATTAAAAGAAAAACACTCACATAAAAAGTAGGTGATCCAATGGAAAATAATGATTTCTTTACGGTAACGTACAAAATACTAAGTTATCTTAAGTATTGTTATGAAAATGGAATTAATCCTGATCCTAATATTCTTAATGCTGATACATTTAATATTAGTAAAGTTCAATTTGTAAATACTTTACAAATGCTAAGTGATCATGGATATATTTCAGGTGTAAGATTTACATCAGCTAAAATTGAAGGTATCGTTATTAGTGGCCTCCACAATGCATCAATAACAGTTGAAGGCCTGCAATATTTAGCTGAAAACACAATGATGAAAAAAGCATATAAAATATTTAAGGAATTCAGAGACTGGCTTCCAGGATATTAATTAAGCATTCAGAAAAATAATCTGAGTGCTTTTTTTGTCCGTTCCGTGTGTGTGGACGTTAAATAAACCCGAGCGTCTCCCATGACAATAACTGCGAGAAAAGGAGGTCCAATCATGGACGAAGAACAACAAAATAACACTGTAGACGAAGTACAAACTAATGATGCACAAAACAAGCCGGAGAATGGTACCAAGCCGCAAGAATTTGATGCAGATAAGTTAGTGGATAAACTACAGAAACGTATTGGTAAAGAACAGGCAAGTAAGAATTCGTATAAGGATCGTTTAGCAAAGGCCGAAGCGAAGATTAAGGAATTACAGGCTGACAAGTCAGTTAAGGAAATGTCTGATGAGGATAAGGCTAAACAAGCCGAAGATGAAAAGGATAAGACCATTAAAGACTTGCAAGCCAAATTAGCTCGTCAGACTAGCATTGCAGAGACCGATAAAGTCTTTAAGGAAGCCGGTCTCTCTGTTAGTGATGATGTCCTTAATATGGTTGTTACTACTAACGATAAGCAGACCTATGCTAACGCTAAGGCCCTAATTGATTACACTAATCAAGTACAAGAAACGGTCCGCAAGTCTTACTTGAAAGGTTCAACACCAAAAGTAACAGGCCAACACGTTGTCACTAAGGAGGAAATCATGAAAATCCCTGATCAAGAGCAACGGTTGAAGGCTATTAGAGAACACTTAGACCTATTTCAAGGAGGAAAATAATTATGGCTGCACCAGAAAATACTACTTTGCAAGCAAATTTAATTGCACAATCAATTGATTTTACTAACCAATTTAATGGTTCTATTAAGAAATTACGTGAAATTTTAGGTATTACCCGTTTAACGCCAATGTCTGTGGGTAATCAAATTAAGATTTATAAGTCAACTGTAACTAAGGCTGATGGGACAGTTGGTGAAGGGGAAGTTATCCCACTTTCCAAGGTTGAAAAGAAGTTGGCCGAAACATTAACACTTGAATACAAGAAATATCGGAAGACTGTTACTGCCGAAGCTATTCAAGCTTCTGGGTTTACTGCTGCGGTCTCTGATACAGATAATAAACTGCTTAAGGAAATTCAAAAGGATATCAAGAGTGACTTATTTGGTTTCGTCACTGGTACTGCTGGTGTAACTACAGCTACTGGTACTAGTTTTCAAAGTGCCGTAGGTAAGACACTGGGTCAACTTGCTGTAAAGTGGGAAGATGATGATATTCAATCGGTATTATTTGTTAATCCATTGGATTTCTATGACTACCTAGGTGGTCAACAACTAACTATTCAAACCGTCTTTGGTATGCAATACTTGCAAGGATTCATGGGATTCAACACGGTTATCATTTCCGCTATGATTCCGCAAGGTAAGATGTTTGCCACTGCCGTAAATAATTTGAATTTAGCTTATGCTAATGTTAATGGCAATCTTTCAACAGCTTTTAATTTTACAGCTGATGAAACTGGTTTAGTTGGTATTACGCACAATCCGGTTAACGATTCGTTAGTTTATCAATCTGTCATTATGGACGGTATGAAGCTCTTCCCAGAACGACTTGATGGAATCATTGCTACTACAATTCAACCAACTGCGTCAAAATAACGCCGCCCGATAGTTCTGAGGCGGGCGATAAAACTGATATAAAGCCAACGTCCGCTAACACGGTGGACGAGATCAAAGCCTATCTTGATAAACATGGTATTGCCTATGTATCAACTGCTAAGAAAGAAGATTTATTGGCATTAGTTAAGTAGGAGGTACTTATTTGGAAGACAAGACCAAATTATTGAAGAGTTTAAAAACGATGCTTGGGATTAAAGATGATGGCCGTGATGATTTATTACAATTGATCATTGATAATACAGACCAAGCATTGCGATTTAAGTTGGAACTAACTGAAAGTGAAAAAATACCTGTAGAATTGGGGTATATTGAATTGGAAGTTGCAGTTCGACGATTTAATCGATTGCAGAATGAAGGAATGAGTCAATATAGTCAGGAAGGAGAAAGCATTACCTTTAATTCTTCTGACTTTGACGATTTTCTTGATGATATTAACCTGTGGAAACGACGGCACAATAAAGATGTTAAGTCTTTAGGTGCCGTTTCCTTTATCAATCCTTATGTGGGGATGAGTAAGAATGCGCAAAACACAGATAATTAGGTTCTATTTTCAAGATGAAAATGGCTATAATCCATATGCAGAAGAAGACACGATTACTAGTCCTAAGCTAGTAGCACAACGGTATGCCAATGTTACTGATGTAGGGACAAATCGCCTAGTTGAATTATTTAGCAGGCTAGATCAGAACGCCAAGGTAATTCGATTGGAGTCTCCAGTAAATGACTCTTGGTCATATCTGACTATTGATGATTGTCCTATCAAGTATCGTCTTGAAACCTGTCGGAAACCATTAAAAGGCACAACGCTGATTGTAGGTGAAGCCAGTGGCTAATTCTTTTAAGGTTGATGTTAAAGGTACTAAAGAACTAGCGAATTTCTTAAAGAAGAATAAAGATTTGACTCCAGTTAAACGGATAGTCGCAAAACATGGAGCAGGTCTCAAAAAGCAAACGCAGCAAAATATGAACAATTTGTATAAAGGTCACTATGAGTGGAAAAAAGGCGCTGGATTAACAATGGTTAGCCCTACCGGAAATACTAGGCGATCAGTAACAAATACAATTTCTAATAATGGGTTGACGGCTACAGTTGCACCACAAACGGAGTATTTTCCATATCTGGAATATGGCACTCGGTTTATGGCTGCCCGACCAACTTTGCACCCAGCGTTTGCAATTGAGTCTATGAAATTTGCTAATGATTTGAATAAGTTATTTAAGTAGGTGAGAAAATGTCACCAAGTATTGAAATTTATGATGCAGTTTTTGCTCAGGTCCAAAAGCATTATCAGACCTACGATCACCCACCGCAGTTAAATGAACCAGTTACCTATCCATTCGTGGTTGTTGATGATAGCCAGTCGATTTTGACGAACTATAAAACAGCCACAGGAATGCGGGTAACTTTAACAGTCCATGTGTGGGGGAAGTCTAACCAACGTAAGACTGTTACTAAGATGGTTGATGAAATTAGTCGTCTGGGGATGCAAGCAGTTCGGACGAAACATTATGCTTGGCAAGGACGACCTAATGAGCAAGAACTACAAATATTAACGGATACGAGTGTTCCGAATACCGTGCTAAAGCACGGTTATTTAACACTCGTTTTTGATTTGAAATAAAGGAGGATAAATATGGCAACATATCCAGTATTGGAAGGGAAAAATGCGGTTCTTTTCGAACGGCTACTAGAAAATGCCAAGAAGGAACCAGCACAATTAATCCCTTATCAAACATCACTAAGTTATGATCCTAAACGGGATACTGATTCAACAACTACGAAGATGGGGAATGTTCCTACTGCTTCTAATATTGAAACAGATTTAGAAGTAGAGTTCCTAAATGCAATTTCCAAAGCTGCAGATGATGTTTATGATTCTTTGTACTTTAATAAGAAGATTGAAGTATGGAAGGTTCATATTGATCGAGTCCGGTCAGATGGCAAAGTTTATGCCGAATATATGCAAGGAATTGTGTCAGAAGACTCTAATGATAACGACCCAGACGATCATTCAACTCGGGATGTGACCTTTACGATTGATGGCGTGGCCAAACGTGGGTGGGTCACTCTACCGCCAGAAATCAAGGAAGAAATTGACTATGTATTCCGTGGCTTGGCACAGCTTAAAGGCGATGACGACAACGGTGAAGGTGAAGCTTTTGCTGATGGCGATCGTGGTGCTGGTGCAAATGAAGCAGTAACAACTGAATAGGAGGAAGATTATGAAGTTAAAAATTAATGGTCAAGACCAATCATTTGTATTCGGAGTTAAGTTTTTGCGAAAACTTGATGCTTATCGGGGCGCTGAACAAGAAATCCAAGGAGTTAAGGTTAAGCTAGGAATGGGGCTAACCATGATGCTTCCCCAATTAATGACTAAGGATGCGGCCGCTTTGGCAGACGTGTTGTACTGTGCGGCTAAGTCTAGCATTAAGTTAGATACAATTGATGATTATATTGATAATTGCAAGGACTTGGATTCATTATTTAATCGGGTAATGAATGAAATTAAGGCAAGTAATGCCGCTAAGCCGATTGCAAAAAATCTAAAAGCCTAGATGGTCCTGAGCTTAGTTCAGAACAAAGCTATCACGAAATTCTTTTGAATTCGTTGGCTTATCTAGGCTTTCATAATATTTCAGAAATTGAAGAAATGGGATTGGCTGAATATCAGCTCCGGATGGAAGCCTATAACCTCCAACGGGTTAGCCAGGAACGAGACTTAGCATTGCAAGCTTTCCTTAATCAGTCGGTACAAGCGACGAAAGGGAGCGAAAAGCACCCAATTCCGAAGTATAAGAAGTTTAGCCAATTTTTTGATTATGATAAATTTGTTGATGATGTTCGTGGGCACTATGAGCCTGACTATCAGCCAACAAGCAAGGCCAGCCTTGAAAAGAAACGAAATGATCTAATCGTCAAGCGATGGCGTGAATTCCAGAAGATGAAACAAAAACAGAGAGGAGGTAATGGCTAGTGTCACAGTCAATGAGTGTTGAAGCTGTATTATCAGCGTATGATGAAAGTTTTAGCGCAACTTTGGATAAGGCGCTTAAATCGATTAATAATTTAGGCCGTGAAACCCAGTCAACCTCTCAAACTGTTAGTGCAGGTGGTTCTAGTATTTCTAGTACTTTTAAATCGATGGCTGGAGCAATGGGCGTAATACAATTAGCTTCTGGAGCATTTGATTTAGTTAAAAATTCTGTAGGCAGTGCTGTTAAACGTATGGATACATTGAATAATGCTACTCGTACTTTTTCTAATATGAATTTTAATACTAATCAAATTCAATCAGCAATGAATGGGTTGAAAGAAAGTATTAAAGGATTGCCAACCCCGTTAGACCAATCTGTTAAAGGTGTTCAAATGATAGCGGCTGCTACCGGTAATTTAGGCAAATCTCAAAAAGTATACAGTGCTCTAAATGATTCCATTATTGGGTTCGGTGGTTCAACAGCGGATGTTAATAATGCTGTTATTCAACTTTCGCAAGCATTCGCCAATGGTAAAGTTGATGGTATGACTTGGATATCAATGATGAACTCTAACATGGGACCAGTATTAAATGCTATTGCTAAGAAATTAGGAATGACAACCGGGCAATTAAAGGATGGATTATCATCAGGAAAAATTTCTGTAAAGGATTTTCAAAATGCGCTTATTGATTTAGATAAAAATGGTGGCGGTGGACTAGCTTCGCTACATAGTATAGCTAAAGATGCTACAAGTGGAATTGGTACTTCTTTTGAAAATATGAAGACGGCAATTTCTCGTGGTACAGCAACTGCAATTCAGGCTTTAAGTGAATTCTCGCAAGAAATTACGGGAATGAGCATTGCAGACATTATATCTAATATTGGTACGATGTTTGAGAATGCAATGAATATAATTGCTAATGCGTTAAAGATTCTTGCACCAATCTTAAAATCAATTTTTGGTAATGATATTTTTAAAACAGCAGTTGTGGGAATATTAGGCTTTGTAGGTGCAGTTATGGCAGCCCATAAGGTTATTTCAATATTTACAACGTTAAGATCTGCAATAGTTGGTTTAAGTGTTATTGCAAAAGCCGGTAATTTAGCAATGGCATTTAGTGAAGCCATGTCAACGCTTGCTAAGACATCTAAGGTTGCTGGTGGAGCAATGAAAGCATTCAGTGCAGTGGCCTCATTAGGTCCCTGGGGAATTATTGCTGTTGCAATTGTAGCTGTTGTTGCAGCCTTAACTTATTTCTTTACGCAAACGAAGACTGGTAAAACATTATGGCAAGGATTTACAACGTGGTTATCTGGAGAATGGCAGAGTTTGGTTGAAGTGGCTACTACTGTTTGGAATGCAATTGGTAATGCTATTAATGCGGTAGTTAATTTTATTAAACCTTATTGGCAAGGATTAGTAACATTCTTTACTGGAATTTGGACATCAATTGTGGCGGGTGTTGCTCCAATTTGGCAAGGGTTAGTTAATGTCTTTAATAGCATTATCAGTGCAATTGTAGCCGTTTGGCAGGCTTTAGCTCCAATTATTGTTCCGATTGTAGCTGGTGTAGTTGCGATCATTGGAGCAACCCTAATCACGATTGTTACCGTCTTTCAAACTGTGTGGAATATGCTTGTACCCATTGTTCAAGTTGTATGGCAATTAATTTCAACAGTTGTATCTACTGCTATTACGATGTTAGGTACAGTAATTCAAACAGGCTTGGCAATTATCGTTGCTATTTGGAATGTGGTCTGGAATACATTCAGTATTGTTGTAAGTACGGTGTGGAATATTATTTCTACTATTATATCTACCACACTAAATGTTATTGCGGGAATAATCCAAGCTATCACTGCAGCAATACAAGGCGATTGGTCGGGAGCTTGGAATGCAATCCAGAATGTTGTATCAACTGTTCTGAATGCAATTAGTAGCATTGTTTCTAGTGTACTAAGCGGAGTAGCTGGAATTTTTAGCGGTGTAATGAATGGATTAAAGAGTGTTGTTTCTGCTGTATGGAATGGTATTAAATCGCTATTCAGTGAAGGTGTTAATTTCATTAAATCAGTTGTTCATATAGATTTAGGTGCTGCTGGTAGAGCTATCATGAATTCACTTTGGAATGGAATGAAATCCATTTGGAATAGTATTAAGAATTGGGTTAGCGGTATTGCTGATTGGATTAAAGAACATAAAGGACCAATCAGTTATGACCGTAAGTTACTTATTCCAGCTGGGCAAGCAATTATGAATGGTCTTAATAACGGATTGATTAATGGATTCAGTGAAGTTCAATCAAACGTTAGTGATATGGCTAATCAAATTCAGCAAGCTATTACTAATCCAGGCTTTGATATCGGCACAAGTATTGGTAACTTGGGTTCAATTAATTCAAATTATACTGGTAGCTTGGCAATTCAAGATAGTCAGTTACAAATGCAGAATAATGCTTTGCTTCGTCAATTGCTTAACAAAGACACGACAATGGTTCTTGACGATGGCACTCTTGTTGGCTATACAGCGGATCAATACGATTATCGCTTGGGTCAAAATACAGCATTGAAGGATAGGTGGAGCCGATGAAATTCTTAAATAATGACTATTCTTTTCGTGGATTAGGACCCACAAAGGATGATCCAGAATACTTAGAAAATGCAGAATATATCGACTTTGCCGGTTTTAATTCTTCTGATTATGATTGGTGGTTGATTGATCGAACAGCAACTACGCCAGAAGAACAAGAAATTACGGAAAGCGTCCCTTACATGCAAGGAGAATATGATTTCTCAATGTATGATCAGGAACGCTTTTTTAAGACCCGTGAGTTGACTTATAAGTTTGTATATTTTGGTGAAGTTTATCAGGATCGTAAAGCTTACGAAGAGGAGCTTAAACGGCAATTACTGCCACATGGTTTCACTAAACTAATTGATTCTCATGATCCTGTTTACTACTGGTCAGCTAAGTGTACTAGTGTTGAGGTTGAGGATGACCAAGAAAAGGGAATGCTCACAGCAACTATTACTTTCAAGGCTTATCCTTTTGCTTATACTAATCATAACGAGGGCACCGATTATTGGGATGATGTCGCATTTGATCATTGGATTTGGCAACCAGTTAAATTCAATGTTAACGGTGATCAGGATGTTAATGTTAAAAATATTGGTTCACGGCCAGTTGAATGCTCATTTCAATTGACAGGGTCCGTAACTTTGAAGAACGATTCAATTGGTAAAGTAGGTTTAACTCAAGACAATTTTAAAACAACCACGATTGTATTAGAGATGGGTGACAATAAAATGCATCTATCCGGAAACGGGACAATTGAATTTCAATTCAAGCGTGAGGAGATGATTTAGTGTACCGGATTATTGGTTATAATGAGCCAACAGATAAAGCAGGATTTATTGTACTGGATCCCCGAGTTAATCGTCATATTAGTTCGGGGAAACTCACGCTTAAAGAATCCAACATTGATGATTTGACTATTACGGTTAATCAAGCAAGTCCATTATGGGACAACGTAAGGCCTTATCATACTCATGTTAACGTTTATGATGATAATGAACTTATTTTTCGTGGACGAGCTATCAAACCTAAAAAGTCGATGGAAGAAAGCGGACAATTCATTCGGGAATATGTTTTTGAAGATATTGAAGCATATCTCATGGATAGCACCCAAAGATTTTATGAAGGTGTTGGTCAAACGCCCAAAGAATTTTTACAGACTTTAATCGATGTTCATAATTCACAGGTTCCAGACTATAAAAAGTTTCAAGTCCGGAATGTAAATGTCACTAATAACAAGGATGACCAGTATCGACAAATTGATTATCCAAAGACTAGCGATGCTATTAATGATAAATTAGTAAAATCTCTTGGCGGTTATATTGTGACTACTTATAACCCTAACGGAATAAACTACCTTGACTACTTAACGGATATTGGGGTTGATCATAAAGATGACACTCCTATTCAGTTAGCTAAAAATATGAAGTCTGCAAGTATGCAGATTGATCCTACTAAGGTGATTACAAGATTAATTCCGTTGGGAAAGACACTTGATCCAGAAAAGGTTGAAGTATCTGGTGATAGTGATGGAAGCTTTGGCGATGGTGCAAAAGAGCCTGTTAACGGTGATTGGACACCGGTTATGCAATATGCAGCTAAATTAACCGGTGAAAATCTATCTGATGCGGATATAGCCAACTTAAAAAATCGAATTAGAATTGAATCTAATGGGGATGAAAATATTGCGAATAACTGGGATAGTAATGCACGAGCCGGAACACCATCAAAAGGGTTAATGCAGTTTATTGAAAAAACATTTCGATACTATGCACGTGAGCCTTTTACTACGTGGGTTGGTCAAGGATCTGGATTATGTCAGTTAATAGCGACTATGAACATTCCTAATTGGCGACAACAGATTGCGGGTTCTGGCGGATGGTCACCACACGGAGCGCCAATTTCAAAAGAACCAATCAAAGTTGTTGACACTGGTTCATGGGGATGGCCGTTTCCCAATGTAGGAGAAGGGCATTTTTCGCAAGTACAACAATTTGGATACGATGGTGGGTATCGTCAGAACAGCTATCATGACGGTGTTGATTTTGGATCGATTGATCATCCTGGTAGAAATGTTCACTGTATTCACGGTGGAACGGTTATTATCAAGTCGTCGATGGCTGGCTTAGGAAACTTTGTCGTTACTCATTCATCTGATGGATTTAATATCGTTTATCAAGAAGCATTTAGTTCACCAGGAAACATTATTGTAAATGTTGGTCAAAAAGTAAAAACAGGTGATGTAATTGGTTATCGTGATACAGACCATGTTCACATTGGCGTAACCAAGCAAGATTTCTATCAAGCGGTGCGAAATTCTTTTTCTTCTGCAGGAGGGTGGATGGACCCCGTCAAATTAATCAAAGAAGGTGGCGATGGGTCAAAACCACAATCCAGTACTCAAACAGTTGATAATAGTAATGCAGCTAGACCAAAATTAACTATTGCAAGTGTAAATGATGGAAAAGATTATATTGATATTCCTGACTTACAAAAGGAGTTTGATATTATTGAGGGTACGCTTGAATTAGATAGTGTCGACGATCCCAACATTCTTTTGCAACAAGCCAAGTCATGGATTGTTGCTCAAAGAATACCTCAAAGCTGGGAAGTCACAGCTTTGGAATTACATATGCCTAATTTTAATTCGTTCAAAGTTGCAGATAGATATATGTTTATTAATCCAAATGTCGCGAAAACACAATTATTGCGGATAACGCAAAAAGAAATTGACTTGCTAAAACCGTATGCCAGTACATTGACAATTGGTGATAAGTCACTTGGCCTAACCGACTATCAATTAGAAAACTCCCGCAATCAGCAGGAGTTTTTAAATTTTAAAGTGAATGTGGATAATCGATTTGCAAAGATTGGTAACACAACAAATCAATCTAGTGGACAAATAACAGATAATGCTAATTCAAAAGATGTAGCTCAACTACAGTTTGATATGAAGCAACTTCATAAGGTGGTCGATGATGATTTACCAGCAAAATATGTATCTGTGGAATCGTTTAATAAGTTGAAAGAACAAGTAGAAAAACTAACAGCAGGAGGCGATGATAGTGGCAAGTGAAACCTATGATTATGAGTCATTTGATAATACGGATCATACTATGAAACAAATCGCTGACGCTATTCGTCACAAGGGTTATGGAAAAGATGTGCGTGAGGCAATTGCACAGGGCTTCGAAAACCTGGATAAACATTTAAGTAGTATTGAAGAAGAACTGAAACAACAAGAAAAGAAAAAGGCATCGTCTATGGATGATATTTTTAATTCTTTTGGTAAGAAGGAGTGATGATAAATGGCAAAAGGGATTAGTAATCTGATTACCTTTAACACCTATAAATTTGAACGAGGCGGCCTTTTGGTTGATATGTTTAACCAATTTAACGCTCGTGTAGGAGATCAAGGAACGGAATTAGCCATCCAATGGGAAACTAGTAAGACTGAAACTAAAATTAATTTAAAAGAACGGGGATTGCACTTTTTCGGAAGCGGTTCGGTTGGACAATACCTTGAAAAGCTGGAAGATGGTACTGGATTTAAGATGTCAGCAGACGCTTCGACTGTTGAGTGGGAAGATAAAGATGGTGCAGGCTCTTTAGACGATGGTATTACTGTTGTAAAGTTGCCAAAGCAGTTCTTCCCGCAAAAGGGTATTTTCTTTGGATATTTTGGATTGAAGGATAGTCTAGGTAATATCTTTACCAGTGTTAATGTTTGGTTCAGGGTGCTTGGCGGTGTTCCAACGATGGGAGCTGCCATTCCTTACTTTGTTACTGAATTTGATGAAGTGTTAGAACGATGCAACGGTAAAATTGTTGACGCTTTGGCAGAATTGCGTGAGAAGTATCAAGCAGAAGTTAAGAAGAATGAAGATATGTCTGCGGAAACAAGGGCAACGTTGAGTAAACTTGCTGATGCTGTTGGTGCTATTCAAGCGCAGATTAATGCAGGTGATGTTGTCACGCTAAGACAGCATAATGCTGATTTAGAAAATATCAGTGCAAAAATTGATAAGCGTTTAGATGAAATTCATCCCGACATGGAATCATTTGCTAATCTTGACGCTGTAAAAGCTAAATATCCAAATGGTGCTGACGGACTATTTATTACTGACGATGGGCACCGTGCTGTCTATCGTAACGGGCAATGGATTGACGGTGGTGTTTATCAAGCCGCTGGATTAAATAAACAAGTATCGGACAGATTAAGGGGAATTCAACAACGGAATTTGATTCGTGATGCTGAATTTGTGGACGACCTAACCAAAGAATGGATTATTGAGCCAAGTGTTGCCTTTTATACAGACCCGCTAGATAAATTTCATGGACATATTCCTATTGTTTTGGAAAAGACGAGTACTGATGCTGCAAGCGGTGGTGTTGCATCAGTAATAATTGCCCCTACATCAGAATACTCGTTTAGTAATGAGGTGAAGTGGGCACCAACTGATAAGAATAGTTTTGCCTTTATCACTCTATCTTTCTATTCATCTAGTGATGCAAGTGGTGCACCGATTGAACAGAAAATAATTACTCTAGATTCTGCAATTAATGATTGGCAGAAACGTGGTTTTACTAATCTGATTCCAAATGCAAATGCACAGTCAGCACGATTTGAGATGCGAATTCAAGGCACGGGGAAGTTAAAAGTTGCTGTGCCTTTGTTAACCGATTGGCCTCAAAATGCGCCTTACGATGTTGAAGAGCTTTATCAAGATACACTTTCAAAGTCACGAGAAAATTTGATTGATAATGCTGATTTTAATATTGACCCAATGACTACCTTCCCAACAAATTTCCAAAAAGAATCGATTGAAGTTATTCCGGGAAAAGGTAATCAAGTAACTGGTGCATCTGGATATAATGGACACAATACATTGCATCTTTCAAAGAAAGACGGCAAGGACGATTTTCAGGCACTCAGTTTTAGAATTGATAATCTTGTTCCCGGTATTCCTCTTTCATATGAACTTCCATTTAATTTTGTTCCAGCTGGTAGCGGTGTTATGTATATCGATAACTCGTGGCTTGCAGAAGATGGGACAGCGGTACGTACAGATCACGTTGATTTGCTAAGTTTCTCAAACGGCATGTGGAATTGTCTTACTAAGAACAATTTAAATATTCCTAGCGGTGCGTCAACTCTATCTATCTATATTGCAATCAATCAAGGCGACCTGTATCTCGCTTGTCCTCGTGCAGTCAACGACAGCTTTATCGGTGGTTACAATAATGAAGAAACAATGCGAAAACTTATTGCTTCTAAAGATAGTAATTTGATTAATGATGCTGAATTTGAATACTTTCCGTTTCCTAACAACGGTTCTTGGTTCTCGTCTTTGGACTTATCAAAAATAAGCGTTGGTAAAGACTACGATAGCTATCACGGGCATAATTCTTTGAAGATCGTAAAAGATGATGGAGATTCTAATGCTTGGGGCGGGGTATCAGCAGCCTTTAATTTCACAAGTGGGCGAAGCCTAAGCGACATGGTTGCTTTCAAACTAGCTGGTCAGGATAGTACATCTGCTGTACTTAGTATTGACTTTATGGACGGTGTAAATGGTCAAGGTAACTCTCTTAAGCATGCTCAGCAAATGTTTGCAACACAGAATGAATGGATCGAATTTATTAAAAGCGACATTCAAGTCCCAGCTGGTACAAATTCTGTAAGATTAGGTTTTCTAATTAATCAAGGAACATTGTGGATTGCGATGCCGACGGCTGTAGAATCGGCTAACGTTGGTCCGCATGACTATGATATGTTGTCAAAACAGATTACTGATCATTTAAAGGTTCCAATTGTTCGCTTGTCAGCGCTTGATACGAACCCGTTATCTGCTGACGCATATCAGAATTATCGTATGGAATGGATTGAACCGATGCGGACAATCACGGGTTATGCCAAGTTAGCATGGCAAGGTGACTCTAGTCTTAACCTTGATAAGAAAAACTACAAATTTAAGCTGTTTTCTGATGAAGGTTTTACTAATAAGCTCAAATTTAAACCTTACCCAGAATTCTATAGGTCGAACACTTTCCACCTAAAAGCTAACTTTACTAACCGTTATCTTATCAATAATGGTTACAATGCAGATATGTATCGGCAATTTATCTTCGCAAACGATACGGCACCACAGAAGTTAATCGATGCTTCACATCAAGGCATGATTTGTGCTCGACCAGTAATAGTGTACTTAAATAGCCAATTTATGGGCGTTTACACTGTCAACACGAAGAAAGGTTCTGACCTATACAACACTGACGAAAAAGATAAGAACCAAATCGCAATTCAGTCTAATGGTGGTGAAGGAGCCCGTTGGACGAAAGCAGTTGGACTTACATTCGGTGAAACTGCGGGCTGTGACTTTGAAATTGAATCTGATAACAATGAAGCGGTTGAACCAGCCGTTAGTCGTTTAGCAACGTTTATTGTTAATTCATCAGATGATGACTTCAAGAAGAACCTTAATCAATACTTCAATGTGAAGTCCTTACTTGATTATATTATCTTTGCGGACATGATTATCAATACGGACGGAATCCATACGAAGAATACTACTTATGTAACCTATGATGCTAAAGTCTGGTATATCTTGCCATATGACCTTGACAGTACCCTCGGCTCGTATTGGGATCCTACTAAGCCGCAAGACCCCGATACAAGTGTAGTAGGACAACTTAATACGAACTTATTAAAGCGTGTTTACCAAACATTCCGCGATGAGTTAAAACAACGAGTGGCTGAATTACGAACGGCTGGTGTTTTAGATAAGTCAAAATGGTTAAACGAATGGGAAGCCAAAGTGAACGAAATTGGCGAACCGTTATTAGAAACAGAGTGGCAACGCTGGCCTAACAATCCAGCATATACCAAAGGCACTTCATACAACGATGTGCTTAGCTTGATCAATCATCGATTCAAGCGCTTAGACTGGGACTTTTAGTTAAAACATAGTCGCCTTAGAAATACACAATACATAAATAAGCCTCACTCAATCGAGCGGGGCTTTTATTATGGGCGGCTTTTATTTGGAGAATTAATATGCTAAAGAAATATAAGAAATTGCTACCAATGCAAAAAATACTATTCATTCAAATGTTAGCATTCTTCATTTCAGGCATCTTAATGATTATTCTTATTTTAATGATTCCTTTTAAATAATATAATTATGCTATTGTATTATTCAAGGAGGAAGTTATGAGTAAGTCAGATATTATTTCAAGATTAATGGATGAGATCAGCAGTCAGAATGACTGGTATTTGGCAGCCATAGGAATACTAATAACATTAACTTTATTTGTTAGTGGTTTTTCAATATATGCTCAGCTAAAATTATCAGATAAACAAATAACAAAACTAAAAAATGAAATTAGAAATGATTTAGTTAAAGAATTTGCATTGGAAAATATTAGTGAGATAAAAAGTATTGATAATAATTTAACCGATTTAATATTAATTAATTTAAGGAATATAACTAGTGAACTAATTTTAAAGGGAGGCATATACACTAGCGATTTTATAATGGAAAAATCGATGTATCTAATTGGATATATAGATATTTTAAAGAATAGAGAGATAAAAAATACTGAATTTATAAAAAATATCAGTAATGTATTTGAAATGATTAATGGATGGTGCAATCGCAGCGCTGAAAATAACATTGATGAACTAGTGAAGATGTATTTATATAGAATTTATGTTGATCTTACTAGAAAAGAAGATTGGAAAAAAGTTGATGGCTACAATGTTGCAATAGAGAACTTAAAAGATACAATTAGATCATTAGAAAATTTTCAATATATCGATCTAGATATCAATGAGCATAATTAAATAATTCCAACGTCCTGCTTAGGGCGTTTTTATTTTACCCTTAAGGAGATGATTAATATTGCCCTATCATTTATTTATGCTGCATCAAATGCAGACATTAGTTGATGATAAACTAATGTGGGCTTTTACAATTGTAATGATTGTAGATTTAATTACGGGAATGATTAAACCGTATTATGCGAAGAAAACAGTCAAGAAAACGAATAGCTCAGTTGGAATCCCTGGGATAATTAAACACACAGTAATTTATTTAGTGGTAGTAATTGCTTATCCATATCTTTATACGATTGGAGCAAGCACAATGGCTACCACTTTTTTAATTGCTTGGATTTATCAGTATTTGATTTCAATTGTTGAAAATTGGACGGAGATGGGTTGGTGGTTGCCAAAACCAATCATGGATTTCTTTGAAGCAAAGTTAGCAAAAGATCAAGAAGATTATGATCCATCGAAGTACAACTTTCTTGGTAAATATAAAGGAGGTAAAAAGTAATGTTGAAAATGGTTGATGTATTTTCTGGTAGCCCTCGTAGTTTTGCGACATTGCCAGAAACTGATATTACAATGGTTAAAGCTACTCAAGGAACCGGGTATGTTAATCCAGCATGTAATATTGATTATGCTAATGCGAAATCAGCAGGAAAGTTACTAGGCTTGTATCATTATTGTGGTGGTGGTAATCCAATTGCAGAAGCTGATTACTTCATCAATAATATTAAAAACTATGTGGGGGAAGCAGTCCTAGCGGTTGACTGGGAAGGATATCAAAACTCTAGTTGGGGTAATTACAATTATATACGTCAATTTGTTAACCGTGTTCATGAGTTAACGGGCGTGTGGTGCATGATTTATGTATCGCAATCTGAAATTCGACAGGTTGCAAACTGTGTAAATGATTGCCCTTTATGGGTTGCTTACTACAAGTATTCTCAACCACTTAATTGGGATTATCAGGGAGCTGGATTCAATATTGCGCCTTGGGAAGTCTTTACTGTCCACCAGTTTACCGGTTCAGACATGGACCGAAACATGGTTAATACAACTAAAGAAGGTTGGCTAAAGATGGCTAACCCTAATAATAATATTTCCATTCCAGAACCATCTCCTGTTCAACCAGCAGAAGAACACAAAGATGAAAAAGAGTTATCATTTGTTGATGAATTGGGTGATACTTGGTTTAAAGAAGACGGAAAGTTCACCCTAGATGTAGCTGTTAACTTACGCTACGGTGCTAGAACAACATCAGATATTATTGCTACTCTACCAGCTGGTTCTACTATTAAGTATGATGCTTTTAGTCGCCACGCTGGATATGTATGGATTCGTCAACCACGAGAAAACGGTTATGGTTACATGGCTGTTCGTGATGCTAAGACTAACCAACCTTTTGGAAAATTTGAATAAAAAAGTGACTATTGCGAGATGCAGTAGTCATTTTTTTACAGTCACACATAAATCACACAAAAGCCATTTAAGCCCTATTATAATAGGAAGAGATTTGCCCACCGGAGGCATATTAGTACTTTGGTACAAAATTGTCAGCTAAGCTAATGAAATAGGAGAAAGCTTGTTATAACAGGCTTTCTCCTATTTTTTAGTTTAAATTTTGATTTTAAAGAAATGGTATAAAATGGTGCAAATTTGTGATGAAAACACACAAAAATCACACATTAAAATTGACTAAGTGCCTGGACGATTTTGTCATCAGTTTTACTTTTATATTCATCAATCAAGTAGGCGTATGTGTTCATTGTGGTTGTGATATCATTATGTCCAAGTCTTTTGCTAATTGCATAAATATCTATTCCGTTGCTTAACAGTAAAGCAACGTGACTATGACGTAAACTATGGAAATGAAAATTCTTCTTTGATAATTTTGTATCACTCATAATTTGTCGAAGCGTTTTATTTAATGCTGTACTAGTAGGGATAGTATTAAATTGATCCATAAAAACAAGGTTACTTGATGAATTATTGCGCAATTGTTTAAGTAGTAATAGTAGTTTTTCATTAACTTTTATTTTACGTGTAGATGATTCATTCTTGGTGGGTTTAAAGCGATGTGTATTAAAATGTTCGTCTGTTTCGTCTCTTCCTTTTACCTCTCTCCATGCTTTATCAATATTAATGGTATGATGAATAAAATCAATATCATTCCAGGTGAGAGCTTGAATTTCTTCTTTTCTCATTCCAGTATATATTGCAGTGACTATCATATAACGGCTTGTATATCTTCTATTAGTAATTCCATTGATTGTAGTAGTTAATAATTTCCTTATTTCAGTTACATTAGGGTATTCTACCTTCATTGTTTTACTAGTATTGGCAGTTAAAGTAACACCTTTGGTAAAATCTTTAAGCAGATAATCATCAAGGATAGCAGATTGTACACAAGACCGTATTATTGAATTAAGCTTCTTTACACTTGCTATAGCATGAGTTGCTCCATACTTATTAATAAATTCTTGATATTTAGAACGGTTAATTTCTTTAATAGAAGCTTCTTTGAAATAATCATTAATTAGATTACCGATTATAATATAACGATTCAGAGTTACACTTGATATTTTAGGTTGCTTATAAGTATTAACCCATTCTTCGTAATAATCACTAAAAGCAATTTTTTTCTCAATGTGTATTCCGCGATTAAGATTAGTTTCCATTTCAGCTGCCCACTTTTTAGCTAGTGCTTTTGTTGCAAAACCAGCTTTGGACTTTGAAAAACGTTTTCCTTCAGTATCTTTCCACTGAATTCTTACAGACCATTTCCCGCTTCTTTTATATATTTGAGCCATACTTGTCCCTCCATTATTAAATTGTGTATAATGAAAGGGTTGATATCACACACCAATGTATTATCAACCCTTGGTCCACTGACAGTTGCCGCTGTTAGTGGGCTTTTTTAGTTTACTAGCTTTTTATGTCATCAAGTAGTTGGACACGGTGCAGAGTCTAACACACTTATAAAGTATGAATATTCAAATTATGCTTTTGGTTAACAAATTCTATCAACTTATTAAGGTTATCTTGATTAACATCATATAAATCGTAGACTGTTAGTCCTAAAGAATAAAGCGGATTTTTTTCTCTTGAAGAATTATATTGAAAATAATATAGTACATCATTAATGATATTTACTGAAAAAGATTCAATACCAGAAAGTGCAATAACAATTACAAAGAAATTGTAAATGTCAGATACAATTATTTTCTCCTTATTTCTTTTGAAATAAGGAGAAAAAGGTGTTTGTTCAATTAATCTATTTTGTAAATTAGTATCTAGTTTTAATCCTATGGCTTTGTTTCCGTGGGCACTTTTATTTCTAACTTCTAAAATATAGTCAAGGAAAGATTTAAATAGTTCTTTTTGATCTTCGGACTTATTTAATGTCAATCTTACGTCATTAGAGAAGAAGGAATTAACTATTTCTTGCTTAGCTGGTGGTCGTAAAATAGAATACCAATTTATTACTTGTCCTAATGAAAGATGATGGATTAAGTACCATGATGGAATACAACCACTATATTCCTCTTTTGCTTTTGAAAAATAATTATCTTGATCTGCTTCGATGAATTCATTGATTTTATGTAGAACTTTATTACTTGTATTCTTATAGCGAAACCGACTTAGATATTCTTCATAATCTACGCCATAATTTACAACAATATTTGATAACTGTGCTTTTAAATGCTTTTCTGTTTCTAATGAAAACTTTAGTAGTAACTCGCTTAAAGATAGGTCTAACCAATGAATTTGGTAAAGTAAGTTTAGGCTCATTCCTCTAACAAAGGTTCCATTTTTAAGCTTAAGTTTTGTATTTTTGTAACCCTTAAATAAATCTTGGTAAGGGATATTATCCAAAAGCCTTTTTATATCTTCATTTGATAAGTTAACATTCGGTAGTTTAGATTTGATTTGCTGAAAAAGCTCATTATTCTTTAAATAAGGTTTATTTTGCATACAAAAAAGGACCCCACATTCAATTTGCTGGGATCCTTTTTGTAGTCGCACACGCAACCATCCATGACCCCAGTATACTGTATTCAACATTAAAACGTCAAGACTTAACCTTTAGGAAAAACAACCTTATCTCCAACCTTAATAATAGAATTATCACCAGCATTCTCATTATATTGTGGATTTTCAGCATTTATATTCCCAAGCTCTGATTCAACGCCAAAGGAAATAGGAGAGAGATTCTTTTTTACGTATTTTGTAGCAACGATAAAATTTTCAGAAATATTAGAAACTTCAAGATGGTCTTTATAAAAAGTATATTCTCCTAATTTTTTATGAGTATCTGGATCTGTTATTTCAATTTCTTTTGCTACAACATAAGCATCTGATCCTGCTCGTATATTTAATTTCTCTGCTTCTTCTGCAGACATACCAATAGCAATAGAATGATTGTCTAATATAGATATAACCTTAAAATATTTTTGCATTTTAATTTCTCCTAGAATAATATTATTTCTTAAATTGTTTATTTAACAATAATAACTCCCTAATATAAATCAGCTTTTAATGTCTTCAGTGTTTGGACAATATTTTTATAGTTTTTCAATTTTTACATTTTTGCGAAGATCAAATCGATAACCCTTATATTCAAAGACCAATCCACGCTTTATACGGTAATTGTCTATAGCCTTCATTAAATATTCCACATCTACATTACAGTAATCAGCAATATCATCTGTGTCCCATATATCGTGTTGATAACAGTGAATTAGTTTATCTAAGCTTACAGCTCTTGTCATTGCTAATGATCGTGCTTTTAGTTCCTGTTTTCGACCATCTGGAGTATCTTTAGTAACAATATCTCCGGCTGTCGTATCGTAGTGAGCAATTTCTTCTTGAAGAATTTCGTACATTTTTATATCAGAATTTGCCCGATTTAAATAAACATCCGTATCAATATTTAACCCAGCTAAATTATCTGGCATATTTTGGGGGTAATTGATAGTAAGATGCGGATATTCACTAGCTAATTCTTCATAAGCATACATAATTATCACTTCCGAGCTTTTTTAAGATTCTCAATAAAATTAATAATCTGTTGTCGCTCTTCTTCCGGAGTATCGTCATCGATATGAGCAGCGATTGTCTCAGCCACTTTATTTTCTTTATGTGGTCTTTCTACTAAATCAGCTTTACTTACTCCAAAGTAATTAGCCATCATTTCTATTTTGTCGATTCTAGGATAAGTTTCACCCTGAAGCCATGCAGACAATGTTGTATAGCTGAAACCTAAATCAGTTGCAAGCTTTCTACGAGATATGCCATGGCTATCCATAAGACGTTGAATATTTTCGGCCATGATTTTTTTATTTCCTAAATCACTCATAATGAATGACCTCTCTTCTTTATTATCTGTACAAGTTTCATTGTACACTAAAACGGTAATAAAATCTGCTTTTTTTGTAATAAATTACATTTTTTCGGTAATTTATTATTGACATTACATTTTAACTGTAATAACATTGGTGATGTTGAAAGGAGGCGTTAGTATGAAATTAACCTTAAAAGCGCTTCGAGTTAATGAAAATTTAACACAAGAAGAAGCGGCTAAAAAGGTTGGCGTAAGTAAATATACGTGGGCTAATTATGAAGTTGGAAAGACATATCCAGATGTACCAACTATCAAGAAGATTGAAAAAGCGTTTAATGTCAAATATAATGACATTCTTTTTTTACCCAATATTACAGTTTAAATGTAATTAGAGGAAGAGATGATAAAAATGCAAGCATCATTAGATGAAGACGTTCAAAGAGAATTTGAACTATTACAAAAAAAGTATCCGAACACTAAGTTCCGAATACTTGAAATAAAAAATCCTAACTTAAACTTCGCGTTTACCTTTAGAAGTTCATATGTAGGAATTACTTTAATCGAAAGCAATGTTTATTCTGGTGTGTGTTACAAGAAAATTATTCAGTGTACACACAAAGCGAAAGACATAATTCTAATTTATCTGATTGTTGATGAAGAGGAATTTTGTTTATCAACAATCAGAGGGGCAAATTTAATTAAGCAATATGGAATATGAGATATGACGACTTATATTCCAACATTAAATGATTTTGTTCTGCAAATATTTGAGCTAATTCACGGTAATTGGATATTCCATCAAATGCTGTGCAATGAATTTTGAACAACTTGCTTTTATTAGTTAATGCACGCTTAAGCGAATTATCAAGTAATGAATTAGCTAGGTCTGTTTGGATAGACATAGTAGTCACCTCTTTTCGTGGAATGAAATCATTTTATCAAAAAAAGGCGGTGTTAATAATGCAGGCTTTATTAGATGAGCGTGATTACCAAACAATTACTGAAGAAGTCCTTAAGCGAATTAAGGAACAGTATGACTTAGTTCCTAAAAACCACAATCAAATTGAAGATTGGGTTGGTATTCAAGAATTCACCAATTGTTTACCTGTTAAGAAAGATAAGGAATGGGTAAGGATGTTTATTCTGTCGCTTCCAGCGTTTGAGAGTTGGGTAATTAATTTGAATGCGGGAAGCGGTTATCCGGTTAGAGTTAATTTAACTAAAGGATTGGCTTGGATAGAAGGTCATCAGAATGACGTTGATTGGAACCGACCGTTGCCAAGATAGGAGGTAATTAAGTGGCATTGTTAATCGGATTGCCAATATTAATTATTGCAATGTGTTTGTTATATGCATTGGTGTACAGCTTATTGTATGAGCGGAATAAACCATTGCTATTGAAAGAAAAGTATCGGAAGAAGCATTGAAAGGAGGTGATATGAGCTTTGGTAAATTTATTTCTTTTGTTGTTTTTTATCTTTGTTATAATGCCGCTTTTGTATCAATTTTTGAATTACATCAGAAGGCAAATTGAAAATTTCTTTTGGAAAAAAAGCCATAAAAATAAGAACGAATGAAATGAAAGTAGCTGTAAATTCAAATTGTTCTTTGGTCTGAGTTATTAATAGCCCAGTAATAGTAGAAAGAATAATTGCTATTTTTGAAAGATCATCCAAGTATTTTTCGCTTATTTGAAATCCTAAAGTTTCTGTAAGCCAGCCAAGGATAAACAATGGAAAAGAAAAGAAGCCAGTTAGAAAAAGAATAGTAATTAAGCAATCAAATATTCTGAGTTTTTGGAATTCAAAAATTACAGCATCTGGATTAGCAGCATATGTAATATGTAGAGCTAAATAAGTAAAACAGATGAGGCAGAAGATACAAACCATAAAGTCGGTTAGTTTCTTACTATAGTAATTAAATTTGGTTAAAAACTTAAAAATTTTACGCATAATGATTTTCCTTTTGTACTGAGTTAATCAAAGTATAGCAAATGAAAGGATGGTAGTTTAATGAGTAAATTAATTGCGCTAATCATTGGTGCTTGGATCATGTATTGTTCAATGATTGGTTCTTATGATGGAGCGATGGCGATCCTAGCAGTTTATCTTCTGCTAGTGGTTCTTGACCCACTAAACAAAAAAGGTACGACCGCCGCAAACAGTCGTACCCAAAAATAAATAATCTACGAGGTAATTATATATGGATGAGTTCAATTTATCAAAATTAAATGCCAAAGTTGGCGATAATTGTGTATTTGTATCGAATTTGGCAGTTCGCTATCAAAGTGCTGCTACTCCTGAAGAACGAATGGCAATGGCTATTAAATTGGAAAACGCTGCTACGATGTTACGGATTTCAGCAGAACGTTTAGCTACGGAAACTAAAGATGTTTATGGAGGTAAGAACAATGACTAACGAAGAAAAGATTAAGGCAATTAAACAAATTCTTGGACCAGAATACGAGGAGGTAGCCATTTTCGCTGCTAAAAAATCAGAAATTCGTGACGAACGTACTAATTCATTAGTTGATGCGGATCCCGGAACGGTAGCAGCCATGATTATGAATTGGTTACATACTAATCCAGTAGCAACTTCAATTGTCAAAGCAACTATTGATACTTTGGAAACTGATCCAACTGCTGATTTATTTGCACAGATTTTTCTAGGAGGTAAGAACTAATGAATTTATTTGAATTAAACGACAACTACAAAACACTTGCTAGTCGGGATGACTTAGATCCAACTATTCTAAAGGATACATTGGAATCAATTAAGGATGATCGGAAGACCAAATTGGACAATCTTGCCTCATGGGCAGATCATTTGAAGTCAGAAATTGATTTTATGACCGACAAAAAGAAGTCATGGGAAGAAGAAATTACTTACCGAAAAAATAAACTTACTTGGATCAAGAAATATATTACTGAAGTTCTTGATGATGCCGGTATTAAGAAAATAACTACTGAAAATCACTTACTTAGTGCCCGGAACTTTAAGGCCTCAACCATTATTGATAGTGATAAGAAGCTTCCGGATAAGTTCAAAATTACTGAGACGACTACTAAGCCAGATAAGCAGGCCATTTACCAAGCACTCAAAGCTGGAGAAGAAGTACCAGGAGCACATTTAAAAGCTAACCGTAACACGGTGATTAAATAATGTTTGAACTCCGTGATTATCAGCAAGAAACGATTGATAACATCATGAATTCTATAAGTGCTGGTCACCGTTCTATCATGGTTCAACAACCGCCACGAACGGGGAAGACAGTTATCATGGCCGAGATTGCTAGACGAGCAACGGCAAAGGGTAACCGTATCTTATTCGTGGTTCATCGGCAAGAAATTGTCCAGCAGGTTATCAAGACTTTCAAAGCTAATGATGTAAATATGGATTTAGCTAAAATCGGTATGGTTCAAACGATTACCCGACACGTTAATAATTTGGACCCACCGGCGATAATTTTTGTTGATGAGGCCCATCATGTTCTGGCTAAATCATATCGAAGGATTCTTGATGCTTTTCCGAAAGCTTATAAGTTACTGTTTACCGCTACTCCTTATCGGTTAGGTGGACAGGGTTTTACTGATGTGGCTGATGATTTAATTATTGGCAAATCAGTACCCTGGTTAATTGACCATCACTTTTTAGCACCAGTTGATTATTACGCTCCTTCTTACATTGATACTGCCAAGTTAAAAGTAAAACGAACTGGTGAATATGACACTGATTCAATCAAAGAAGCCATGAAGCCTAAAATCTACGGGAATGCGGTTAAGCACTATTTGAAACTTGCTAAGGGAATGCAAGCAATTGCCTATACCTATAACGTTGATAGTGCAATTAAGTTAGCTAATACATTTAATGGCTATGGGATAACTGCAAGAGCCGTCTCCGGAAAAACACCCAAAGAAGAGCGGAACCAAATTATTGAGGACTATCGCCAAGGAAAAATCCAAATTGTAACCAATGCAGAATTATTTACAGAGGGCCTGGATTTACCGAATGTTGATTGTGTCATTATGTTACGACCTACTCAATCATTATCGTTATACCTACAATTCGCGATGCGCTCAATGAATCCACGTGAAGGTAAGACTGCAATAATTATCGATCACGTAGGAAATGTTGAACGATTCGGATTGCCTACTGATGAGCGGCAATGGACATTAGAAGGTAGCGGAAAAAATAAACAACAATCAGGAACAACGCTTAAACCTGTATCAGTATGTCCGACATGTTTTGCTTCGTTTTATCGTACAAGTGATATTTGTCCTTATTGCGGGGCGGCATTAGGAGAAGAAAAAGAAATTGAAGTCGTTGATGATGTTCAACTTAAAAAAGTTACCAAGTCACGACTAGCGATTATCAAAAAAATTCAATCGTCAGCAATTATGAATAATGTTGCTGGCAAGCGTCCAAACGAATTAAAAAATCTGAAAGAAATACAGGCCTACGCCAAATTAAAAGGTTACAAACCAGGCTGGGCTTACCACTACGCTAAACAGCGTGGATTTATTAAGAAGTGAGGTTGATATTATGAGTATTTTGCCACCAAATAAGCCACAGAAGGCACGGCGAGTTCCAAGAAATTACTTTATCTATGGAGATACAATGTCCGGGAAATCATATCTAGCTGAACGTTTTCCAAGTCCATTATTTCTTAACACTGATGGTAATAGTGAGATGAACACTGCACCAAGTATTCAATTAAAAAATGTCCGAAAGAGCGATGGAAGCTTGAAAGAGTCTGTGATTGATCAACTAGACAAGATTATTCTTGCTCTTAGCACTGAAAATCATGGTTACAAAACAGTAGTTATTGATGTGATTGATGATGTTGTCACATTAATTGAACAAGCTATTTGTTATGACAATGAAGTAGAAACGCTGGGGGATGTTCCTTACGGCAAGGGATATGCACAATTTAATACCGTCTTTCAAGCATTTGTCACCGAGCTAAAAGCCTTACCACTGAATACGGTTTACATTAGCCGGTTAATGATGCTAACTGATGAATCTTCTGGTCACACCGAAGACAGACCATCCCTAAAACAGAAATATTACAACGTGGTTAACGGTAATTGTGACTTAGTGATTGAAACTAAGCGCTATGGTGACCGTTATATCCGGATGGTTAAAGATCGGCGAATTCATTATGTCAAAGATGATATTACTGATCCGGCAATCTTACGGGTACTTGAACATGTAAATGGCGTCTTTGATAAGCCAAAGCAGACTACTACAAAAGAGCAGAATGAAATTGTTAACAAAATTAAAAAGCAAAATGTAAAGGAAGGTTAATGAATTATGAGTTTACGAGATGCAATGAATAAAGCTACTGAAGGTTTTGATCCAAAGAATGATTCAGTTAATAAATTTAAGGGACTGGAAAGCGGTAAGTATACCGTTGTAGTTGCAAAAGTAGAAAACCATGAAACTCCTTGGAATGCTGAACAGCTTAACTTTGAATTAGAAGTTGTCGATGGAGAATCAGCCGGCCAAAAAGAATTCTTACAAATTGGATTAGATGAATTAACTTCTAAGGGTAATCCTAACCCAATGCTAGAAACTAATTTACGATTGGTTTCTAAGTTAGCAGCAATTCTTGGTGTTGAAATTCCTGATGAAGTTTGGGATGACGATACTTTAATCTACGAGAACTTGGCTAAGGCGTTTGCGCCAGCAGTAGGAAAGACCATGATTATGGATTTGAAAGTTCGACCAAACAAGAAGAACCCCCAATACCCATACCGCAATTATGACTTTGATGAAGCGGAACAGCCGGAAACGCCAGAAGTTACAGATGATGAAATGCCCTTTTAAGTAAATATTTGAGTCAGTGAACTTATAACACCGTATGGCTGGGAGGCCATTAAGGAGGAAAAATGAAAAATCTAGTTAATTACGCCTTAGCCTATCAAGCAAAGGGTTTAAGTGTCCTCCCCATTGCTGGCAAGCAACCACTGATAAAATTTGCTGATAAACCTGCATTAACAGCAGAACAGATTAAAACTGTTTGGAAAAAACACCCCTATGCTCAGATCGCTTTAAGGACAGATAAATTCTTCGTAGTTGATATTGACCGCCATCATGCCGATAACATTGATGGTTTTGAATCAATTAAGCAATTACCAGCGGAATATTTTCCGGAAACTTTAACCCAAACTACCAAGCATGGTGGCCGCCAATTATTTTATCTGAAACGGCCAGACATGCGAGTTAATCAATTAATTGGTTATCAACCAGGAATCGATATTAAAGCTCATCAGAATAATTATGTTGTTGTTGCGCCATCAGAAGGTTACCAATGGTTAAATAAGAATCCAATTGTTACTGCTCCTAAATCTTTAGTTGTAAATATTAATCAGATGCGGGCGAGTAACCGGCGTAACGCTCCAAACGATTTTGTAATTAAGCCTCGTGAACGAAATTCGACTACTGATTTGTTAGAAACAATTGCTAATGGTTTAGGCGATAAAGGAATGCGAAATAAAACTTTGGCCGGCATGATTGGCGCACTACTATTTCGGGGAGTTGAAGCAAAGGCTGCTTATCAATTAGCGATGATTTGTAATGAGAATACACCCGATCCACTACCAGAAGAAGAAGTGAATCGAACATTTCAATCAATGCTAAGACGTGACTTGAGAAACGGGGGTGAAATGCGTGGCGGATAATGTGATTCGCAAACCGATTGAATTTGAATTAAATGCACAAGGTAATCCCAAAACGAACAGTCTTAAAAACGTTGGCTTAATTCTTAACGGTGATCCATTGTTGCACGGCACCTTTCGATACAACGAATTTGCCTATTCAATTGACGTGGTAAAAGACATTCCACAACTTTTTATTGAAAAAGGCCAGCTTGATGATAGCTACATGGCAATTATGCTTCGTTACATTGAAGACGAATATGCGGTAATGTTTCAAGAAAAATTACTGAATATGGCGATCACAGTTGAAGCAAGGCAACATCCCTATAATCCTGTAAAAGAGTATATGGAGAAGTGCTACAAGAATTGGGACCACAAAGAACGAATCAAAGACTTCCTACCAGTCTATTTAGGAGTACCCAGTGGTGAAGTAACAACGCTGCAGACAAAATTATTCTTAGTCGGAGCAGTGATGAAAGTCTATAAGCCGGAAAGTAAATTTGATTGGGTGTTTGATTTAGTCGGTGGCCAAGGCGTTGGTAAAACTACTTTGCTTAAAAAGTTAGCCCATGGTTGGTACACTGACCAATTTACGGATTTCAAGGATAAAGATAATTTTGCCAATATGCTACGAGCGTTGATTGTTAACGATGATGAAATGACGGCAACCAATAATTCTGACTTTGAAAACTTGAAAAAGTTTATTTCAGCTGAAGAATTAGAGTTTCGGCCACCATATGGACGACATACAATCCGCCGGCCAAAGAATTTTGTTATGGCCCGGACTACTAACGAATCAACCTATTTGAAAGATAAAACCGGTGAGCGGCGTTTTTTACCTAACATGGCTGATAAGTCCCAAGCAATGGCTAATCCAGTAACAGATCTTGATGATGCTATGGTTGACCATCTTTGGGGCGAGGCTGTGGCACTTTACAAAGAAGGTTTTAGTTTTCGGTTAACGAAGGAGCAGCAGAAGCTCATCGAGGATAATCGCAAGTCATTTATGTATATTGATGAAACTGAAAATCAGATTGAACGGGTTCTTAGCACTTGGGACGATGATTGGATTGAGAGTTCAGAAATTGCTCATCAATTAGGTGAAGATAATTTGGTTAAGAATCGCTCGTTAGCCAAGAAGATTAAGTATGTGATGGATAACCGGCATGATTGGAAGGCAGGGCAACGGCGAATTAAAGGAATTAGTCATCGTGGTTATAGAAAAGTGCATACAGATAATACACTATGAATACAGTTAAGTGTATGCAGAGAAAACCTATTATATCAACGCTTATTAAGGTTTGCATACACTACTACACTATTTTAATAATAAAAAATAAATATATATAAATACTATATATGTGTTATAAAAAGTTGAAAGTTAGTGTATGCGTGTATGCAGTAACTAAATCCGTTGAGAGAGTAAGAACTAAGCTGCATACACTACTGTATGCGTAGTGTATGCAAAGGAGATTTTTATGGTTTCAAAAGATATAGATAAGAAAATACAAAATTTTATTAATTTTAATTCAAATAGAGACATTCGTTTTATGAGAGCCTTATTAGTAGCAACCATTATCAATCAAATAAGACCAAAAAGTTATGCGATTCAACACATTCGACTATCCGATGACTATGAGCAATTTATTGTTTCTGAAAATAAGCCAGTTGATTTGTGGAGAAATCAAGAATTAAATTATGCTTTACAAGCATTGATTTTTGATTGGTTTAGAAAACAAGAAAATATTCTTCATTCATATGTAGACGATGGGAAGTATGCAGTTTTTACTTTAACGAAACGAATAAATATTGGAGAAAACTAAATGATAAAAATAAGAACACTTAACGGTCAATTTTATAAAGTTGATACAGATTTTAATGTAATTGATGATGAATTAAGGCATAGAAACTTAACTGGTATGTCAATTTCTATTGAAGGTGAAAGAGACCTATCAACTAAAGAACATCGATTTATTATTCCGTTTTCAGCAATTGAAAGTATTGAGGAGGTTGATGATGAATAAATTAAAAAATATCAGCACATCAGAATTACTTAATGAACTGATTGAACGTAACGCATTATTTCGTGTAGATTGTGGGCTTTATCGGAATTGGGAGTTGAAGGGAAAATATCAATTTAGCGATATTAAATTGCCTAGCGCATATCCTATTTATGTAGGAAATTCAATTATTGACCGTATGATTAAGTGGGAGTGTGAGCATTGACGAGTGAACATAAAATTCAAAACGATATTCGGGTTGCACTATCAAAACACAAGTGTACAGTGTTCCGGGTAAATGTCGGTTCGGTAAAAACACCGGACGGAAGATTTTTCTCAGCTGGTGTACCAAGTGGCCACCCGGACTTATACGGATTTCGTTGGTCAGATCATCAAGTGTTTTACATTGAAGTGAAGAATGAAAAAGGTAAGCCTAGAGCGGATCAAATTAGATTTCATGAAATGCTAACTAAACGAGGAATTATTCATGGAATTGCTAGGTCTGCTAGGGATGGAGTAAAGATTGTTGAGAAAGGATTGGTTGGTTATGGGTTTCCCAAGGAGGACTGGCAATGAGAAGCATGCATAAGTTATTTGATAAAACAACTAAAGAAATAAACAAGCTTGAGCAATTTATGAAGATTGATGATTATAAAAAGCTTGAATCAGATAAACAAGAATTAATCGCTACTCGGTATAAAGCTAAGTTGGCCTATGCAGATCTCTTGGCTAAGCAGATTATAGCAAGTCTCTAATATGAGAGGTGATAACCGATGAAGAATCGAATTAAAGAGTGTCGACAAGCACTAGGGCTTTCACAAAATCAGCTAGCTTTTAAGGCGAAAATGACCACTTCAGCGATTGCTAATTATGAAAGTGGCGTTACTAACCCAACTATTCAACGTACTGAAACGCTGGCCAAAATTCTAGGAGTAACACCTGGTTATTTAATTGGCTGGACTAACCGTAAAGGGGAATACCTGACGCCTAGAAAAATAGTCGTAAAGGTCAATGCCTTGATTGATTATTTTGTGGATAGCTCCAAACAGGCAACTAATGAACGACAAGCCCAAGCTAGATTTGAGCTTGCTGCTAAATTGATGGAAGGATATGCCAGAAATGATGAGTTGATTATTCCTGTTAAGGAGGTCAATTAAGATGACATTTGAAGAAGCAATTAAACACGAAGAAAATAATGTGCCAGTAACTTATAACAATCAGAAATATTATGTTATTGGGCATAATGCATTAAATCAAACTTTAACGATTAGGAAATTGAGTGGTAATCCATTCTTTACTGTTCCCGTTGAAGCTAAACCGGAGGAACTATCATGAGTATTAAAATTAATGCCCAAACAGTGGTATTTAAAGGCCGCTCGTTTGTTGAAAATTCTATACAAGAAAATTGTGAATATTGCCATGCTCCGTTTAAGGCAATCATGGTGACTAAATCAGTTAAAAATACTGGTGTAGTGGGGTCAGTTAAAAGCGAAGTGCCCATTGAAGTTAGTGGGGAATACTTTAATTACTGTCCTAAGTGTCGACGGAGGTTAAATTAATGATCAGAGTTGTATTTTTAATTGTATTGTTTGTTTTTAATGTGTGGGGACTGTATAAATATGTTCAATTGCAAATTGACCCTAGCGATGCATTGGAAGCATTGAAAAAATTAAGTAATAAAGAAGCAAAACTAACAAGTAATTTCTTAATTGTCATGATCGGTGTTGTTTATGCGGTGATTCTTTCATTAAATTCATTGATTGTACCTAGTTATTTTTTGACTATTACGTTAATTATTTGTGCAGCTATTGAACTGTGCTTAATTTTTCCTCGAATTCACCGTTCAACGGAATTGTATTCAGGGAGCGTGGAAGAAGTAACTAAAAAATATTTAGCAAATCTAAAATCCTTTTATTCTGTAATTAGTTTTATCTGGAATATTGCTGAAACGGGAATTATTGGCGCTACAATCTACCTTATTCTAAAGGAGTTGGCTTAATATGGTGCTATTTGCAATATTATTACTTACCGTTTTCGTGTTTGGATTCCTTCTTGGTAAGAAAAATCCATAATAAAAAGGACCCACCGCGTTTGATGTGTCCTTACTTAAAAGTATTAACCTTAATTATTATAGCAGATAGCGGGGGTACATCATGCAAACAGATTTGAACTTAGATATAGATTGTTTGAAAACTGCACGGAAGGTTACTGAGTTTCTTGAAAAGAAGCTGGATCGCTATCTAGCTTTATCTGGGAAACAACGATTTGATTTGAAGTCACCTGGAATGGACGGAATGCCTAAAGCACCTAGTCATGGTAACGGGAGTGAAAGTCGAATGCTAAACATTTGGCTAGCAGAAGAAGTAGTTGATTGTGTGGGCTGTGCAATGCGAAATATGACAAAGGAATCGCAACGGATTTTACTTAGCCGGTATTCTGATCAGATGTTAACCTATAATATCGCTAGGGAACTAAATATTAGTTCGGCGACTTATAGTCGAAAGCAGGAGAAGGCGCTGTGTGAATTTGCGGACCGGTTTGAGTTTCAATTAGTTAAACATGGGATTCATACTGAAATTGATGATTTACACGTTTATCCTGACGAAGGAGATTGATAAATCGCAGATAGATATCAGATAAGGTAATCTTTGGTAAAAAATGTGATAATGATATTGTCGAATGATTCGATATTCATATAAATAATCTCTCAAAAAAGAAGTCTAGCTACTATGGCTAGGCTTTTTTAATAACTATGTTAAATTTTCGTTTTATTTTATTTAAAATATTGTCAATAGGCATAGTAATAGGTTATAGTTGTATGTGCTTAGCACATACAACTATAACCTACAGAATGTTTTACATTCTATTGGTAAAAAGGAGGGGTTATTATGGCTAAGGCAATGGATGTTGCAGATATGATCATTACCGAAGCAAGTGGTATTAATCATCCTGTATCAAACCTAAAACTTCAAAAGATTATGTATTTCTTAAACGTCATTCATTTATTAAATAATCATACCCCTTTAATCGATGATGCACGATTTGAAAAGTGGGATTATGGTCCTGTAATTCACTCAGTGTACTCAGAATATTCTGGTTATGGAGCTAATGATATAGAAAATCCAGAACAACATACTACTTTAACAAGAGACGCTAGAGGACAGTTTAATGTAATCAGTAATAAATTTAATCCTAATGATTTAACTGATGATGAAAGACAATTTATTGAGGAAAAGCTTAGACTATTTATAAATTTTGATCCTTTTACGTTGGTAGATGAATCTCATCTAGAGCCGCAATGGCAAGATCGTCGTACAACTTTATATGACGACCAAAAGACAGTTAATTTTTATAGCAATATAGAGAATCGGTTTTGGGAGAGGTAAATGTGTTGGATTTACAAGATAATAGTGATCAAGTTAGAGAATTAAACGAAGCTTTTTGTCGGTATATTTTTAAGCCAGATTCTTTAACTAAAAACGAGAGTGATAATTTAAATAATGTTGTAAATTCGGCTATAAAATTAAAAGAGTGGCATGTTCCGTATGAAATAATTACAGAAAAAATTTATGATACTAATACAGAAAATTTGGAAAAGATTCCTAATTCGGTTCAAGAAAAACTTGTAAATGTTCGGGCAAATGGTAGTGAAGATATAAGCCTAATAAGGAAGGTAAGAGATGATACAGTTAGACATGTTCATCTAGCAATTGTTCAAAAAAAGTATATTGATAGTAATCTAAAACAAGCAAAAGAAGAATTAGAGCAAATAAAAGATGTAAAGCACTCGATTTATAGTGACTTTATTGCAATATTAGGAATATTTACTGCCATTACGTTTGCTACATTTGGTGGCCTTCAGCTTGTTGGAAATATCTTTGGAAAATTAAAACAATTTTCCTTTAAGAATATTGGTGGAGTGTTAATGCTTGGGTCTATTTATTTATTAGGTATGTATTTAATATTGGTAGCATTGTTAATTGGAATTTCTAAACTAAATGATAGAAAGTATTATCTATCCAATAATAGTATCTATGTATTAACAACTAGTTTCATTACAATATTTACTTTTGGATTTGGCTTAATGGATAGAATCTTCTCAACACATATTTTGTTTTGGGTATTACTAGTACTTGTATTAATCATGTGGGGAATTGTACTAAGAAAAATACTAAAAAAGTCAGCTTAACCGCTGGCTTTTTATTTTAAGGAGGTGAGTAGTATTACTCAAAAATTAACACAAAAGCAACAACGGTTTGTCGATGAGTACATTATTTCGGGTAATGCTACTCAGTCTAAATATGGCGCTAACTTCGGTTAGTGCTTTTTTTAATACATATTAATTCTAAAGGAAGGGGGGCGTGGTGACATGTCATGAAATTAACAGCAAAACAACGGTTATTTGCGGATGAGTACATAAAGAGTGGCAACGCCATGCAATCTGCTATTAAAGCTGGATATTCCGAAAAGTATGCTAAAGCACGCTCGGCACAGATGTTGGAAAATGTCGGAATAAAATCCTATATTGACGCTAAAATGGCTGAAATCGAATCTCGTAAGATTGCTGATGCTAAGGAAGTACTTCAATTCTATACAAGGGTGTTGCGTGAAGAAGAAACGGAAGAAGTTGCTTTACCAGCTGGTGATGATGTTGTTACTGTTGAAAAGAAGCCAAGCATGAAGGACAGATTGAGTGCTGCTAAGGAACTGATGAAGCGGTATCCATTTAATGATCCGGTTGTTCAGACTCAATTACGTAAGCTTAATGCTGAAGCTGATTTAACCGAAGAAAAAGTCAAAGCTGCTAAGCAAATGACTGGTGATGATAATAAGAAACTGGGCGAGATTCTTGACAAGATTGAGGAAGGTGTAGTTGATGGCCCTTCAAAAACTGCTGACAAGTAAACAGCAAGAGGTCCTTCAATCATATTTCAATGACGATTGGAAGTATCTCATCCTTGCTGGCGCTAAGCGATCTGGAAAAACATATATTGATAATTACATCTTCTTATACGAACTACGGCGAGTAGCAAAGCTGGCACGAGATAATGAGGATAGTGCTCCACAGTTCATTCTCGCCGGTTTTAGTTCTAACACAATTTACAATAATGTTATTAGCTCAATCTCCAGTCAATTTGGTATTGACTTGAAAGCAGACCGGCATGGACATTATCATCTTTGGGGTGTGGATATCGTACCAAGCTATACAGGTTCTCAGCGTGGAATGTCTAGTATCCGTGGGATGACATCATATGGCGCTTACATTAACGAAGCATCTCTTGCTGTTCATGATGTTTTTCAAGAAATCCTAGCACGATGTTCAATGGATAGCGCTCGGGTTATTTGTGATACTAATCCAGACAACCCACAGCATTGGCTTAAAACTGAATATATTGATAATCATGACCCTGCTGCTCGTATTAAGTCGTTTCATTTTACGATTGATGATAATACTTTCTTATCTGACGAATACGTTAAAGCGTTCAAAGCGGCTACTCCTTCTGGAATGTTCTTTGAACGGGATATTTTAGGACTGTGGGTTACTGGTCAAGGTGTTGTTTATTCTGATTTTGATAAGAGCAAAATGGTTGTTAAGCATGTTCCAGACTTGCCACATTATTGTGTTGGTGTGGATTTTGGGTTTGCTGAGGGACACCCTGCAGCCATTACAGTTTTTGGCTATGATAATTGGAATGCTAATCATACTGAACCACCACGTAATTATTTAGTTGAGTGTTATGAGAAATCAGGTTTATTTATCGAACAGATTATTGAAATTATTAAGGGAATTCAGCAACGTTATGGCGCTGGTATTAATGTATGGTGTGATTCCGCTCGGCCTGAATATGTTAGTCAACTTCAGCGAGCTGGCATTCATGCTCAAAATGCTCGAAAGGCGGTTATGCCAGGTGTTGAATTTGTTGCTGAGTTAATGAAAAAAGGTGCGTTCTTCGTAAAAGAGTCGGCAGCCAAGCCGTTTCTTAATGAAGTTTACCAATATGTTTGGAATGAGAAAACGGGAGAACCTCAAAAGGAACATGATCACGTGATGGATAGTGTACGATATTGCTTATATAACCAGCATAAACGTGCTAGTGCTCAAGTGCTAAAGAATATTTATATTTAGTCAGCTAACAGGCTGGCTTTTTTGTTTGAAAGGGTGATTAGATGGCAGAACAATTGAATGGAACTAATGCTGAGGTGACTGATAATCACCTTTTTATTTTCCCTCGTGAAGAAGAAATTACTGATGAAGACTTGCAAGCAATGATTAATAAAAATGTTGCTTGGTCTACTGATTATCAAGAAAATTGGAAGCTTTATATTGGGGAGCATGACATTTTAAATCAGCCAGCAAAACAGTTTGGGCCAGATAACCGCCTTGTGGTTAATCTTCCACATTACATTGTCGATACGTTTAATGGTTATTTCTTGGGGATTCCACCAAAGATCACTTTAGACGAAGATCAAGAAAACCAAGTCTTGCAACAATGGAATGATACTAATTCATTGCAAGATAAGCTTAATGAAGTTAGTAAGCTTACTGATATTTATGGGCGAGCGATGCTCTTTGCTTATCAAAATGAAGACAGTGAAACTAAGATTGCTGTAGTAGCGCCGACTGAGGGCTTTATAGTATACGATGATACAATTGCACGACAGCCAATTGCTTTTATTCGTTATGCTAAGTCGTTAAAAGATGCTGGTTATAATGGAACTATTTATTATGCCGATAAAACTATTGCTTTTACTGATACAAAAGTTGGTGATGAGGGTGTTAATCAGTTTGGCCTAGTGCCAGCAGTTGAATTCTTTGAAAATGAAGAACGGCAAGGAACGTTTGATAACGTTAAAAGCTTAGTTCAATCTTTAGACAAAGTTTTAAGTCAAAAAGCTAATCAAATTGAGTATTTTGATAATGCGTATTTAAAAATGCTAGGTCTTAATTTAGACCAAGATGGCGATGGCAAACCAGATATTGATATTCGTGATAACCATTTAATTTATTCGTCAGATGCAGAATCAGCGAATGCACAGATTGACTTTATCAGTAAGCCGGACGCTGATGGGATGCAAGAGAACATGATTAATCGTCTGGTTGATATGGTTTATCAGGTAAGCATGGTGGCCAATTTGAATGATAAAGAGTTCTCTGGCAATTCTTCTGGGGTTGCTTTGAAATATAAGTTGTTACCAATGCAAAATATGGCTGCCAATAAAGAGCGAAAATTCACTCAATCTTTACGGCAGTTGTACCGAGTATTGTTTAGTGTTAAGACAATTGTTAATGATGTTGAGGCTTGGCAACGATTATCTTTCCAATTCACACGGAATATGCCTGCTAACTTACTTGATGAGGCGCAAACAGCCCAAGAGTTAATGGGAGTTACTTCTCATGAAACCGCAATGAAGCCATTATCTGTTGTAGACGATCCTAAGCAAGAAATGGAAAAGATTCGGGAAGAACAGGCCGAAGCAACTCGCAATGCTCTACGATATTCTCCTTCTGCCACTGATCAGGGAAAGGTGTCAGAAGATGATGAAAATGATAAAGAGATAGTTGGCTTCCGGAAGAATGGTGAGGCTGATGGCCAAGAATAATTACTGGGCTGACCGAATTGCTAAAGAGCGAAAGTGGCAAGAACAACAATTGAAGAATGATGCTGCATTCAATCAGCGACTTCAAGAGTATTACGATCAAGCTATTGTTCAGATTAACAAGGATATCGACAATCAGATTGATTCTCTGGCCCGGCGTGATCAAGTTTCATATGTGGAAGCACAAAAGGCAGTGTCATTGACTGATATTGCGGATTATGAAACTGAAGCAAAAAAAGTAGTTCAGGAAGCTAATCGATTAAGAGCACAAAGAAAACATGTTACTTATAACGATTTCTCTGATGAAGTAAATAAGAGAATGAGAAACTATAACGCTACCATGCGAGTTAACCGACTTGAATACATTAAAAGTCAAATTGGCCTGTCAATGATTGAAGCCGGGATGAACATTGACTCTGACATGCAGTCTAAGGTTGCTGATGATTACAGAGGGGAATTAAAAAGGCAATCGGGTATTCTTAATCATTCAGCAGAAAACACTTCGCTATGGACTTCACGGGGCGTTGCAAAACAGATTACCAAGCAAGTTAATGGGGCAACGTTTAGTCAGCGAGTTTGGGCTAATCAAGATGCTCTGAAAGCTCAATTAGATGTGGTGATCACCAATGGGATTCTTACTGGTAAGAATCCGCGAGCTGTTGCAAAACTGTTGAAAAATAATGTTAGAAAGATTGTTAAAAATCAAAGTTATGTAACCGAACG